TGTCTGAGTGTTGACTACATATGGAGTAAGCATTTGATTTTGAGGATGCTCACAATTGAACAGCATGAGGCTTGACCAATTCTTTCTATAATACTGTTCCTGTTTCTGATTGTCCATCTTCGTACTATTTTCAGGTGTGTACTCATGCTTAACACAATAAATAGGATGAAAAGGATCGTTGTATTCTTCAAACAATTCACAGATATCACTCCTTGGATACATATCACAGTCCATATACAAAGCCCATCCTTGATACATATTCAAGGCAGGAACTAAGAAGCGACTGAAAGAGAAATCAGAAGAGAAAGGTTTGCCATCAATCTTGTCAATCTTTTGTCCTTTAATATCTGTATATTCTCTATTATACATTCCAATCTTTTCAAGAATATCTTTACGCAAAGGAAAAATATTTAAAGGATTCTTGGCAATACGTTCTAAATTCCATTTAAGAATTTCATATGCTATCTCTTCTTTAGGATCATAGCCTATATAAATGTTATATGTCTGTGTCATACTTACTCCTCAATTTTAAATGTTTTGGTTTCTGTAGAGCTTTGTAACTAGACCACCTGTATAGGAATGTTCTTTGGTTTTAGCTCTTCAGGCAAGATGTATTTGATTTCAATAACTAGTAGTCCATTCTTTAGTTTCGCACTCTCCACCTGATGGTGAGGTGAAAGAACAAACCCCTTACTAAAATTCTTAGATGAGATACCTTGGTGGGGCATCTGACCAGGTCTATCGGCACTCCATATACCTGTTATACAAAGTTCAGAATTTTCTACAGAGACAGAGATATCTTTTTCTGCCCACCCTGCAAGAGCAATTTCAATTGTATAGTTTTCGTTCTCTTCTTTAAGGTTGTGAGGAGGGTACGCATTGTCTTCATATGCTATGTTAGTCATGGCAGTGAACAGTTCACCCATTCCCAACATTCTTTCTTCTTTCCATATAGCCATTGTCTATACTCCTTTTCAGCAAGTTGTTAAGAGGCCCAGTAAAGGCACCTCGATTAGTAAATGAATTATAACACAGTTACTTTTATAAGTCAACTGTTTATTTGGCACTCTCAGCAGGACTCGAACCTGCAACCTACAGATTAGAAGTCTGTTGCTCTATCCAGTTGAGCTATGAGAGTTTCATCAGTTGTTCCCAAGACACAGGGAAAAGATGTGAACACTCTATGTCTATCAGAGATGCAATGTCTCTGGTTTCCTCTTGTGCATCTAGCTTAATCCTAAGAGAACACACTCTACTAAATGCCATGAGACTGCCTGTCCAGTACCACTCAGTAAACATGCTCTGGGGCAGCACCATACGTGCCATCTCAGGTGCCACCCCTTTCCTAAGTAGTTCGTCATAGGTCCACATGCACCTCCTTATGGCTTGTTCATAGTCACTCAGAAGAGATGGACCTGTGCCTGTAGAGGGGTTAATGTCTACCTCATCTTCAGAACTTCCTTGTTTCTTATCAATGGGTCTGCCTCTCCAGTATTCAGGATAGTAGAACTCAGGTTGACTATCTACATATCTCCTACTCACCTCGTTCCATACCAGACCTACCTGATGTTTACCTAGTTGTCTGGCAACAAAGATAGGTGCTTTGATCCTGAATGATATAGAGCAGTGACCAAAGGGAGTCCAATGATTGTGTTTGGCAAGGTACTTGATAAGATTCTCATCTGATTCTTTTAGTAGGTTACTAACAGGACCAGCAGGAGTAACACTCTCCCATTCAGATTCCTTGGAGAAGGAAACTCTGGCAGCATTTACTACTGAGAGGTCTGAACCCATGTGGTCTATCAGTGTTACTTCCATTTAAAATAGTTCCTTATTTTTTTAATAATATCTTTGACATATTCTTTAAAACCTCTGCCCTCTGTAGAAGTACCTCCCAGATATTTAGGTATTCTTTTAGAATCCTTACTGCTCATTTAAGTTTCCTTGTTTCTAAAGAACTAAAACTGTCAGTAAATCCTGAATCAGGATAATCTGCTACAGCAGTACGCATATCAAGATAAAATATAAGTAAATCAATAGCTTTAATAATATCTTCATTTTCTTTGGGGACTGTATCTTTTAAATCTTTAAGGTGATATGTTAATGTATTTTTCATTTATGCTCCTATGTCTACAATTTCACATACGCCACCTGCACAGGCAAGCTCTTGTGATCCAGTGGTTGTATCGCCTTTCTCATAGCTCGATAACTCATACCAATCTATAGCAGGTGGCATCTTTTCTGTCAAGTCTTTAAATGTTTCCTTATCTATGTCTTGGTAAGGAGCTTGTTTATAAGAATGATCAGAGAAAGGAAGGAAAGATATACCAGAGAGAGAATCAAAATGTTCCCAACACCATGCTCCTACCTCTAGCCACTCATGTTCCTGGACAGAGATAGTAACAGAAGGTTTATGTTCACAGTAGTTGTCTGCAATCTTGAGCCAGAGTTCTAGTTGTGCTAACGCTCCCATGTCATATCTACACACTGCACTGTCTGGACTCTTCATGGGGAAGGAGAACACAGTTACATTATCAGGTGCTGTAAAGTCAGGCTCTGATGGTACACCTTTATCCTTGAGAAACATTGTCAAGGGGTCTTTGTTATCTCCTCTGACTGTTCTGATGTAGTAAGGATTATGTCTGGCATGAATACCAGAGGCAGCATCAACAAGTTGTGACACAGTACCAGAAGGTTTAACACATGTAACAGCAGTACTCTGATTAATACCTAGCTTCTCTGCCATCTTCTTGTTAGTCTTAACAGCCACATCTCTTAGTTGTTGAAGAGCCTCTGGAGAAGCATCATATACAGCAGGACAGTCCATGATACCTGTCAGAGATACACCAAGCAACCTTTCTTCTTCTGTGGTATTCTTCCAACGCTTACGAATATATCCAAAGTCTGTAAGAGTAGATTGAAATGTACCTAGTATAGTAGCCAGTTTAATTTTATTCTTGAGTGTATCCATAGTATCATCTACTCTACAGATAACCTCTGATAGATTACAGAACTGATAAGGTCGTAGGATAATCTCACAACAAGGATTAGTACCAAACTCTATGTCACCATCACGCCTTCCATTAGATGCTGCCTTGACCTGTGCAGAGGCACGATTAAAGATACCTCGCTCACCACTCTTTCTTTCATAAAGAGATAACCATTCCTTCATGAAGATACCCATGTCAGGACGTTCTGTGTAGCATACAGAATTATTAGACAAGGCGCGTTGTTGATTGTCTACCCACCACTCACCACTCTTAGCCATACGCATACGTTCATCAGTGAGGTTAGAGAGTGAGATCAAGGCAGACCTTCTGACTCCTCCTACCACTACAACTTGACCTACCTTACACATAATATCATGGCACTCAATAGAGGTAAGCTTACGTCCCTTGGCTTTCCTAAACGTCTGAATAGTGAAGTCAAACAGTTCTTCCAGAGGAGCAGGACCAGATGCTCTCCCACCAAACACCTTGAGCCTTGCACCAGCAGGGCGTATTTTACTGGTATCTATCTTGGGTATACGATTGGTGTATAGGAGAGAGATAAGATCACGCAGTCCTCTGGCCCAACCTTCCTTAGAATCAGCAACAGAAATAACATCATCTGTGTTTTCAAAGTATTGATCAGGAATAGTAGGAAGCTTGTTGATATACTGACGCTCAACAGAAAAGCCCACACCTGTACCATTCATCAAGATGTACAGACACTCATCAAAGGAACGAGGAGAATCGATAGGCAGATAAGAACAGTTGTATCCTGAGATATGCTCACGTTCCAAGGCAGGACCAGCAGTCATCAATGCTCTCATGGAACCCAATACTTCTAGGTTCAACATGCCTCTGCGAATGTCAGCTAACTCCACACCAAAGAGAGAGTAGTTATAATTCTCTTTCAAATGATCTGCCATAAAAGAAAGATACCTATCAATGGTTTCTTCCCATGACTCTCTGCGTCCTTGATCATCAAGCCAACGAGAGTATCTCGACATGTGTATAAATGATTGATAGTTTGTAGGTAAAGTAATCTCGTTCATCCAGGTTCTCCTCTATATTTTTTCTATTAGTTTCTCTATATACCATTTGGCTTTTTGCAAATCTTCTTTGGGTTTGCTTTTATGTTTATATCTTAGTAGATATTTTGATACGTTTCCTTTAAGGTATCCTAAGAACTCTTCTTCAGTCATGGACATTTCTAAAATATCAATTGCCTCTACTCCCTGCATTCTATAATGCTTGGGACTATTAACCATGTCAGTTTTCTCTGTTGAAGAAGGAGTTGATTTCTTTCCTGACATTATGTATATCCTTTCTTTGTAATACCTTTGTTGCTACAGAACGCATAGCCACAGGATTTATACCAGCTATGTCACACACATACTCAAAGTTTTCACAAGTAACTCCAGATGTAGTAAAGAACCAGGAACGTGCAGCTAGACGATCTACTTTGATATTACTAGGTTCTGTACTTGTGAAAGGTTTACTAACATCTAATAAGGCTCTAAGAATAACACCCATAAATAATGAATGGTACTCGTTGTTAGGAGTACCTGTAAAAATAGATTCGTTGGTGATAGATGTTAAGGTGTTCATTATATTTTTATAATTCTGATTCATAGCTCTCTACTGGTCTATACCATTTACCTCCTACATAGCTGTTATAAAATGCTGGTTCATCTGTTCCTTCCAGAACAGAAGCTAAAACATTATACTTCATTTGATAGTAACATTCATAGTATCGTAAGCTACGTTTGTTTTTAAACTCAGCAATCATTTCAAATTTAAAATTTCTTTTACCAAGCTTCTTAATATCTTCTGTTAGAGAGCGAGAAGAACCCATGTAAACTTTCCAATTAGATTGTCTATACTGCTTACCTTTTTTATAATGCCAATATTGCTTGCATCCTATGTAAGCTTTACCTGTTTTCTTATTAGTAATAACATAAACAAATCCAAATTTATTTGCAATGTCTGGTTTACCTGTGTACTTCCAATGCATTACCAGTCTACAATCTCATCTACATTAGGAGTTTTAGAAACCTGTGTAAGATAGCGTGGGTTTGTCGCATAATCAAACACACGTAATCCTTTACCATGATTAGCATCCATCCAACAGTCACGCTTATAGTCACAATAGATGCAACCAATAGCCAACTTATAATTCCCAGACTTACCATCAGGAACAGGCTCATAGCACTTAGCTGGAGGAGTATCCTGTTTAATAACATCTTTAATATATTTAACACGTTCTGCTGCATTGATCATTTCCATAGAGTGTACTTTGGATAAGCATATCTCTCCTGATTGTTTATTGATAGCCAAGAAGGCAGCATCGCTCAGTCCATTAGCTTCTGCATAGGAAGACAGTTGAGCTATGTAACCAAAGGGATCATCTGAAGATACATAGTTATTCTTAAACTTATCAAATCCTCTACCTGATGCAGACTTGCAATCAACAAGAACACCATCGATAATAGCATCTTGATGTCCCTTGACTCCTTCGACTTCAACTTCTTTCTGCTCGTCTGTAACAGTATGACCAGCCAGAGAAGACAAGGTAAGTAAAAGTTCTTCCAGGATATAACCATACAGAAACTTAATCTTATCCTTTCCTTCAAGCTCAACAGTTTCTTTAACAGTTGAGTTAGGAGATGCTGAGTACCACTGCTGACGTTCAGGTTTACCTATAGCAGACAGTCTTAGAGAATCTCTTCGACGCTCTTCCTCATAAATAAAAGCCTTGAGATGTACCTTCAAAGAGTCTCCAAACTTACTGATAATCTTATCTACCTCAGAATCAGACATGTCTGGAACAGATTCTTCAAACAAGGAATAAATATCTTCTACTAATGTATCTATATTTTTCATAAAAAATAGGGGGAACCCTAGTCACCCAGAGTTCCCCCTTCCCTAGTTAGGATGAAAGAGGAATAGTTTCTTCATTCATCGAGGAGAAGCCATCATCAACTACATCAAAAGCATCTGATGCAGAACCACCATAAGGAACAAGATCAAGAACTTGTACTGCCTCAAGAGAAGCAGAGCGTCACTTACGTTTCTGATA